CCGCCGGGCTACAGGTGAACCTTAACCCCACCATTGACCAGCTGGCAGCGCTTGCGGATGCTGGTGTTACCTCGATGGTGGCGGCAAACGAAAATGGAACGGTAAAGATATACGCAGCTGGGGCGGCTCCTGCGGCGATGAGCCTACAAATCACAAAGATTATGACTTATTAAGGAGGACAATAAAATGAGCGTAATTTACGGCAACCCAATCATTGCAGGTGGTGGCGGCCTTGAGCTCGTGGCAAATGTCGTTGACGGGGCAACCGTTACCGCTACCCTTGGCAGTAAGACTGTGACAGGCGTTTCTGTTGGTGGTCAGGCTCGGCTTAAAATACCGCAGGAGGGCAAGTGGACTGTTTCTGCAACAAACGGGACGATGGTATCTGCCCCGCAGGAAGTCAGTGTTCCTGCCACAGTTGACCTCGCATTACCTTCACATGTTCTGAACGATACAAGCTGGGCAATAATTAAGCAGATGTCTGACGCTGGCGAGGGTGCAAACTTCTGGGCTGTCGGCGACTGCAAGGAAGTGACCATGAACGGCAAAGTCTCTGATGGTCTTACTCTTACGAATTACACCACCTGGGTATTTATCATTGGTTTTAATCATAACGCCGAGCGTGAAGGCAACGGTATAGCATTTCAAGGATTTAAGGCAACAAAGAACGGAAAAGATGTGTGTCTTATAGACAGATTTTTCAACAGTTCTGTTCCATCAGGTAGCATAGCTTTAAGGATGAACGATTCCCGAACCACTGTTGGTGGATGGAAGTCCTGTAAAATGAGGACGATAGTAATGCCTCTTATCGAAGCTGCGCTTCCAAGTGACCTACAATCTGTACTAAAATCCACTACGATATACACAGATAATACAGGAAACGGAGTTGCCGGTGTCACTCCAACATCGACCGACGACAAAATATACATTCTGACACATTATGAAGTATTTGGCACTGTATCTCCAAATACTACAAATAAGGAAAGTTCTTATTGTAAACAATATGATTATTATGCAGCTGGTAATGATAAGCGCAAATATCGCAGTGATTTACTTGCGAATTCAGTATGGTGGCTTCTACGCTCTCCCAATATTCCAAATGGAGAGATGTTTAGAGCTGTTGATTATGCTGGTAATCCTGACGCATATTATGCGAATTCAAGTGCAGGTGTTGCTCCGTGCTTCAAGGTATAACATATGGATTACATTTGTTTTAACCGTTTTAAGCAAAAGGCTTTGTGCGGTGAAGTAAACATTCCGTATGGTACAAAACTTGATGAAACCAACGATGTAATCAGCCATTGTGGAAATCCCATTTGCTATACAAAAAGCCAAAACGCCTATGGCTATTTCGCAAGGAATGATGATGGTAAAGGCTTGGAGCGTGGGAAGCTGACAGCAGAAATAATTAAACTGCTGAATAACCGCAAAGACGGGAAGTACCAAGACCGATGGGATAGAATTTGGGATGATTTATCCTTGCTGAAATACAAACGCCCTGAACACGATGACTATTGGTTATGGAACTATGATTTTTTCAATGCTTCGATTGAGGAGCTGAACAGAATTAAATCCATGATACTGGAGGTGTGACAATGTATAAAATCAAGGCAGAAGGCAAGGAATACTATTCAGACACTTTGGTATATGTGAAGAAAGCTGCAAACGGGTGCTATGTTCCTTGTTTGCCAGAGGAATCAGAATATGTTGTTGGGAAAGTGCCTGAAGATACTATCTTTGAGGGCGCTATTGTTGAGCCAATGAACGGCGGCGATGAATTCTCCAAGGCGAAATCAGAGATGAACGAAATGCTCCAGTTAATCGCTGACGCAGTAGAAGAAAAATACCAAGAAGATTTGGAGGTAATTAACAATGTATAAGATGATGAAAAAGCTAATTGAAAAGAAGTTTTACAAGACTGCTGCGGAAGCACATGGAAAGCTGGATGTGTTCTTTGCTTGTAATAGACTTACAAACGACGAGTACAGCGAACTGACGATGCTGGTAGAAACGACCTATACGGAGGTGTAAGCCTATGGAGCCGAGCGTAATCGTGGCGATAATCACAGGCATTGCTTCCGTAGCAGCGGTTGTTATCACCAACAACAAAAGCAACATAGAGCGTGACAACAAGGCCGATATCGAGCGAGCCGTGACCAACGAGAAGCTGGACGAGCTTACACGAGAGGTAAGACGGCACAACGGCTTTGCGGAGAGAATTCCCATCTTGGAGGAACGGACAACCACCCTCAATAAAAGAGTAACCAACCTTGAGCAGAAGAAAGGAGCTTGAATATGAACGATTTTGTAACTTGGACTTCCCTTGGCACTTATGCTGGCGCTGTAATGATGGTCACAATCATTACCCAGTTCCTCAAGCAGACCCCTCTCAAGAACATCAACACCCAGCTGCTTGCTTACATCATCTCTGTGGCCATCCTCATCGGAGCCGAAGCCTTTAACGGCTCTGCTCTGACGGTACAGGGCGTGGTGCTGTGCCTGCTGAACGCTGTTATTGTCGCTTTGGCTGCTAATGGTACATATGACGCAGCCACCACCGGCATGGTCAAACACACTGATGCGGCTATTTTGGATGCCGAAGGAAAGGGGGAAGCCTAATGGCTTTCCTCTCTCCCGATAATGTGCGCTATGATAACGGCGTAAAAATCTGTGAAAAGCTTATTCCTGATAGCGCCGTATGGAACCGAGACTATACCGAGGCCGGTTATACATACCGCAAAGGTACGCAGTACAAGGCAAACCGGGCGTTATCCGCTATTAACGGTGTGACTATTCACAATACTGGTCGGATTAAAGTCCCCAACGGTACCACAATGGCGGAGCAGTACACCAGAGCGACCTACCCGAACTGCAATATGGGGTCTGTCCGTGTCCACTACTATGTGGACGAGAACGAAGCATGGCAGAACCTTGACGAGGGCGAGGTCGGCTGGCACGCTGCTGATGGAAACTACGGCCCTGGCAACAGCACTACCATCGCCATCGAGATCATCATGGACGGCACTAATGCCGAGTACAATCGGATTGCTGAAGATAACGGTGCAAGACTGTGCGCTGCTATTCTTAAACGGCATGGTTTGGATGAAACCGCAGTCTACCAGCACCATGACTGGTACGCAAGAAAAGATTGCCCTGCCTATATCAGACCGCACTGGAGCGCGTTTTTGGCGTTGGTGCGGCAGTATCTCAATGACGATACGCAGGTGCCGAGCGATTATGATAAGCTGGTCGCCGAGCTGGAAGAAATCAAAGAGAAGTACAGAACCGAACACGCCAGCGCACAGGCGCTGCGTGGGAGAATTTTAGCAGCTATTGAGCAGTACGATACGGTGGCAAAATAACTCACTTTGCAACTCACTTTTGTTCCGAAAGTGAGTTTTTCATGCTTTTTTCAGCGGAATGAAAGTCGGAAAAACCGCTTGATTCCTACACTTTACGGCAATAACATTATTTTGCGTGTGGGTTCAAATCCCTCCATCTCCGCCACAAGAAAAGCCCAGTTTCAAGCGAAAACTGGGCTTTTTCTTTTTCCTTGTAACTCACAAAATAACTCACTTTTATTCCTGCGTAGCCAAAATACCGCCGAAAACATCATCAAGAGCGCTTGTTATCTGCTTTTCCATTCCGGCAACAGCGTGCCCGTAAACCCCGAATGTATCCATGCTCTTGGAATGCCCGACCAGCTGCTTTACCCAACCCTCCGGCAGCGCTTGTGCCATTGAGACAAATGTGTGCCGCAGCTCATAAGGCGTTGTCTGTGGGATATCATTTGCTTCACAATACCTTTTCCAGCTTCTGCGGTAGTGCTCTCCCCTCTTTACATCAAAGAGATACAGCCCGTTTGATTGGGCGAGCTGGTTCTTCAAAACCTCCTTGCCCATCTCGCCGACGAAAACGGCGCGTACAGCGTTTTCGTTTTTGCCTGTAGTGATTTCGTCGTATTCGTTTATGGAGCGTCTGACGATGATTTTCCCCGTTTCTAAATCAATATCATTGCGCATCAAGCCGCGCAGCTCTCCGGGGCGCAGACCGGTAAGGACTTCAAGGCGGTAAGCATTCACCAACGGGTCGACTATGCGCTTATTATAAAGCGTTGTCGTATCTTCGGCAAAAAGTTTAATGACATGCTCCGGCTGCAAGATGTTCTTCCTGCTTGCCCTCGCGCTTTTGGGGATAGCTATATCCTCCGGAGTGTAATTGCTCACTTTCGCTTTGCGGAGATATTTGCAGAAAGAGGTAAGATCTGCTTTTATGTTGTTGAGGGTCTTTTTGGATAGCTGCCCCTCTTGATACGCATGGTCAACCACGCGCTGCAGCACGGCGTCTGAAAGTGCAGATGCTTTCATGTGCCCGATCTGCGGGTCTATCCACTTCCGCCACCGTGCGTCGACTGGACGCCAGTTACTTATTGTTGTATGCGTTTTCAGCTGCTCCATATAGCTTTCGTGCAGCTCTGACAGGCGCAGCTTGGTTCCACTGATGCCAGAGGACAACCATTCATCAGCCTTGCGATTTGCTTCCCGCTGCCCTTCCCTTCCCGGCCGACTGCTTGTAAATGTTTTTCTTACGCCATCTTTCTGGACGGCGATCTGCCAGCGGTTCTGTTTATCAAGCCACTTTGCCGTATTTGTCCTTTCTTTCATTTTTCCCCTCCTGATAGACAACCGCCCTCGTTGCCGGGGGCGGTATTTATTAACCAATTATATCTATGTTTCCGACCTGGAGCTTTGCGCACTCCCCGTCTCTGTATATAGCAACGACATTATTTCTCGTGGAAACTCCCAAACCGTTTTGAGCATCAACATATGTCTCAACTTTCACGGCATTTCCTGTACGGATAAAGAACCATCCTTCGAGTGGCGTTAATCCACTGCCGGGGAATTTCGCAGTATCAGGGCTGGTGAGGGCAGCAAGGACAATATCCTCTACCTTGCTTTGATAATCCACCATATCCTCAACGGAAAGCAGCTTGTCATAAAACTTGCTTTTTACCTCTCCGTCCTTATAAAAAACATAGTCTCCACAATACGCCTTTTTTACCTCACCGTTTTCTATGTCAAAATTCACATAGTAATAGCTATCCTCAACGATAGTCTTTACACCGTCCACTGTTTTGATGCTTGTTGATATAAGGCCTATTTGTTGCGCTACCTCTTTTATTTTTTCGTCTGTTGCATCTTTTCCGCACGAAGCAAGCGCAATCAAAATTGCTACCGCCAACAAACAAGAAATTAGCTTTTTCATGACCTCTCTCCTTCCAGTCCTTTTTATTGTACTTTTGATTCGGTACGATTATATTTGGAAAGAACATCTGTTCTTAATCCCGAATTAAACCGTAGTTAAGGTTATTTGCATCGATTAGGACGAGGTATAAAATCATCATCGCCAGCAGGACAAAAATAACTGCGAAGAGTGTTTTGGACAGCTTCCGGCGCTGGCGCACCTGCTCTTTCAGAACCTCTATCATTTCTTCGCTGTTCTGGCTGTCTGTTTTGTTATAGACTTCCTTCACGAAATGCTTGTCGAGAGATATGTGCAGCGCTTGGCAGATGGAAGCAACGAGAAAAAGGCTCGGATTCTTGGTCGGCTCCGAAAGCAGCCGGGAGATCGTCCTCTCAACCGTCCCGGCATTGTCGGCCAAATCCTTGTGGGTCATTCCATGCTCCTGCCGTTTTGTGGCTACCTCCAATAAAAAGTTATCCCAATTTCTTTCTTCGTCTGAATTCACAAACTCATCTCCTGTTTTTTGTTACCGGACACTTTTGCCCGAAGAACATGACAGTTTTTACGCCGAAACCGCAACATTTGTCAGTACATATCGGCAATGCAATTTGTTACAATTGAATTGTACCAAATACCTACTGAATTTGGAAGGATTTTTATTTGACAATAATCGACAAAAGAGGAGGAACACCAATGGAGAAAAAGGAGGAATTCAAAAAGGCGGTTGAACGGATGTCTGACGAGCAGCTTGTTAAATATCTTCGGATTCTAAAGTTTTCATTAGACGAAGATATTTCTCAATTTTCTCATCTGTCAAAGTATCTGCGAAATCCATAAGGTCTTTCCGAATCCCGGACAGCTCGCCTTCGGTGGGCTGTTTTTCTTTCCCCAAAAGGTAATCCACGCTTACGCCGAAGTAGTCAGCAACCTTTTGCAATGTTGCCTGCCTTGGAATTGTCCCTTTGCTCCACCGCGTAACCACGGAACGCATAAACCCCATTTCTTCGGCGACAGCAGATGGGGACTTCCCAATTTTATTACAAAGAGCAACATAGTTGATATAGAACAAACGCAACACACCCTTTTTGTGCAAATAGCAGAAAGTAAACAAAAGGAACAACTGCGTCTTGACTGTTGCGTTTGTTTACACTATAATGAAAACATAAGCAACAAGCGCAACACAAAGCGGGCACTCAATGTGCCATGATTCATTTTTCCTCGCAAGGATATGATAACACTTTGTGTAAACTTTTGCAACACAATATATAAAGAAGGGGGAAAAGTTTAGATGCCTGCACAATGGACTGGCGATGTGGTCGGCAAGATGCACAATAACAAGATTACAATGGCTCAGCTCGGAGAAAAACTCGGCGTTGGGAAAGCGTATGTGTGTGCGATATTAAATGGCCGCCGCAGCCCAAAGGGAGCCGAGCAGAAGTTTAACGCTGCACTGGACGAGCTTATTAAGGAAAAGGAGGAGGACAATGAAAGACTGGCATGACATGAGAAACGATGAATTTGAAAAATACCTTATCGAGGTCTACGGCGATACCAGCTGGAAAGCATACCTATTTAAGACCAGGCCACCGCAGATCATCACGGTTTTGTGTGGCGTTCTCTCCATCATCATAGCGGCAGTAGTGATATTATCCCATGTTGCATGAGGAGAGACAGGACGGCAAGCAGGAAACCGGCGATTGCAACTCCTGTTGTAACCCAATACCGGACGCTTAACTTCTTCTCGGCCCGCATGGCGGCTTTAACGCGCAAACCGTTTTCTGATAGGCAAGCAACTCCCTCATCAAAGGAGCCATTGCTAAACCAGTAGTATTCGCCGCCGAAACCGCCATCTACCAGCTTTGACCGGAGCATAGTTTGAAATTCAGATTTTGTCAATTTGGCGCTATTGCTTCGCTTGAATTTGCGAAATATTCTCTTTTCTTCTTCGGTCAAAGAATACGAAACATCAAGTTTTTCGCTCATAATATCACCTCAACTATAGTCTACCACATGAAAGGAGGGACAGCAATGTCAAGGAAAGTTGATACCTACCGCAGGCTGCGAGCACTGATGCTGGAACTTGGCCACGATCAGACAAGCCTTGGGAAGCGCACCGGTATGAGCCGCCAGCAGATCAGCGACAGAATGATTTGCAAGACCCCGTGGACATTGGAGGAAGTCTATAAGGTCTGCGATGCATTATTTATTCCAATAAAAGATGTCAAGAAGTTTTTCCCGCCAAACGGGGTGGAAAAGAAGGAGGAACAACATGGAAGCAACAACCAACACCTTTATCCGGTGGTTTAACTCGGATGAGATCGTACCCAGCAAGGACGGGCATTACCTGTGCCAGACAAATCCGGGAAGATACACTACATTGCCATTCAGCACCAAGCATCAGGTGTTCAATGTCAGCGAAGATAATGTGGAGACCGCTATCGAAGTCCAGTGGTGGGCATTCCTGCCGGAGCTTCCGCAAAAGGAGGTACAGGAAGATGAGTAAAAAGGAGTGGCTGCAGGAAGCCTTGGCCGTAGTCCTCGGAATGGGAACCATCTTCGCAGCAGCGGCTATCCTGCTGCTGGTGAGGTAAGGCCATGGAGCAGAACGAGAGGATAGCAGTTATCCGGGAGAAGTTCCCCGGTTACACCAAGCCGCTGGACAGTATGTGCAAGAAGCCGGGCTATTACGGAATTCGGCGTACTGCCGAAGCGGAAGCGCTGATAGCGGACAAGCCCGGCAGGAAGCGGGAAGCAAACTATAAGCTGTCTGTGCGTATTCCTTTGGGTTATGTGAATATGGCGGAGTTCCGTCAGCAGCTTATCGAAATGGGTTACTGCAACTTCACAGCATGGGTTCTGCGCTGTATCCGCCGCCAGCAGGAGGAGTACAAAAAAAGAAAGGCCCCCGTCAGAGACGGAGACCCAACCACCACCACAACTATACACGATAAGGGGAGGGATGTCAAGTGATCGTCTACAAGGGAACCGATAAGGATATGAAGTGCCGAGGATTTCAATTCGAGCTTGGCAAAGAATATGTGGAGGAGGAAGCGATACTGTGCGAAAAAGGTTTCCATGGATGTGAGTACCCGCTTGATGTGTTCGCCCATTGCACTCCATCCGACAGCCGGTTTTTCGTGGCTGATCTCGATGGTGTGACGGACGAAAGAGAAAGCTGCGACACCAAGCGGGTTGGGACGAAAATAAAGCTCCGGGCGGAAATCGGTATCGCTGGTATCGTAAAAGCGGCGGTCGAGTACATAAAGGAAAGAGCCGAAAGCAGCGACAATCAGACCGGCTACGGTAGCGCAGCCACCA